TCCAATGTGAGCTTAAGTGGCTCTGCAGAATCAACCTTCTTTGTAGAATTGACACCTGCTGAGACCTGCACTGGGAACTTAGCTGGCTTCAGACTTTCGTCTTCTGTTGTGTCTGGATCGTCTTTGTTCGGTTCAAGTGCATTTTGCCCTGAACCCTGTGGATGCTCCGGTGAGCCTTTGTATTTGAAACAGACCATACCGTTGTTCAGTACCTTCTTGTCCCACGTAGCACGTCGGTACTCAATGGAAACAACCGTCGGATAATACTGAACTAATGTTTGCTGACCGGAGATTGGGTCTTTGAATTGGGCCTCTTGGATTTGTTCAGCACGAGCATTCAAAAAGCGCCAAGTGAATGGTGGGTCACCTAGGAACAAATCTGAGTTCATCGTCTCTTGGTACGTACCATTCAGAGCAGCTGCGGTCATGTAGTCTTCAAGATTCTTAAGGGCATAGACAACAGGATGATAGACTGTCTTGAGTTGTGGATCAACCGTTTGTTGACCGACGGCGTTAACAATGGGACCTGGTTCGCGTGAGGAGTTGTTTTGTTTCGCTTGCGGACCACGCAAGATCTGTACCATATCCGTCATGCATTCCGCCTCTTCGATGGGCACCTGCTCTTCGATCCAATCAATCCAATAACGAATTGGCCAGTTGAGTGGATTCGGATCTTTCAGGATAGCTTGTAAGCCACCAGACTTCAATGGTTGGAAGTCGACTTCGAACTTCCATTTTGTTTTGTCACCTGGGTCTTGCAGACCACCTCTGAACTGTTGGGCATACGAGCTATAATCCTTATAGTCTAAGAAATTATAGTAGTCGCCATACTTAGCTATCTTGTCAAACTGGGCACCAGTTAACTCTTGGCAGAGTTGCAAAACTGTCCCCGCAGCATGAGTCTCTACGTCAGTTTCGACATGCCACTTAAGCTTGTAGGTACCTTTCTGATCTTCGTTGAGAGAAAGACCCCTGTCTTGTTCATCATAAACGCAAGAAATAATGCCCATGCTATATCCTTAGAACAAACTGAATGTGGCAAAATTGGGCAATTGAATCTTGATGAGTTCAGATTTGATCTCCTCAAGTTTGGTATTCGCCTTCTGTTCTTCTTCTTTGATTTTTTGTTGCTCACGTAACTGTTGCAACTGAGTAGTATCAGCTTTACCCGTCGAAGCAATTGCCCGATATGCTTCAACACTACCTGCTTCAACTGCTTTGAAGTCGATGTCTCGACCAGCAAGATGTTCGTCTCGACGTTCACCCATCTCAACTTGACGCTCTTTGATTTTGTTCACATCTTCTTGAGCACGGGCAAGTTTCTCTTCTTGCTTCTCAATGTCTTTGGCAAACTTTTCCTGCCTGTCTGCCCGTTGCTCCAAGATAGCAATTTCGGTCTTCTCATAATCCTCTTGTTTCTTCCGCAACTCTTTTGCACCGAGTAAAGCACCTTGGTCATGGAACACATCTGGTCGAGTTTGATCTTGTGCGAGTGGTACGCCTGCTTTCTCTTTATCAATGGCGTCCTTACCAATGCGTTTCTCACGCAATTCTTCGTTCTGTCGATTCCGTTCTGCCACCATGTCTTCAGCCAGACTGATCCAACTCGTACCAGCACCATACTTTTCGTCTTTGGTGTTGATATGGAACTTCTCACGCAACAATTTCTCAGCGTCACGTTGAGCGAGTATTGCCTGATTGAACTGCGGACCACCACTGTTCTCATCACCTACACCACCCGGCATGTATGATGAGGCGGTTGCCATGTACTTCTCGAAACCTGATGCCTTATTGAACCGTCGGCGTAGCTTGCCAACCTCACTACCATAGGTACGGTACATTTCTGTACCGTCAACAGTGTAGGTATCCTTACCAGAGTTCTTCTTTGACTCTTCGATGGCACTAATCGTTGTTTGAGAATCTGAACCACCACGCAGGATACGTTCGAGGTAACCAGCAACCTCCTTGCTCCACTTTGCAGCAGTTCTAAATGCATCAGCAATGCCCTGAGTAATCTCTTCGATCTGCCCATACTGATTGGCTTTGAGTACCCAATCAGTGAACATCTCGTAGATTTCTTTCATAGCTGGGGCAAGACCAGCCGTCATCTGTTCCGTTAAACCTTCGAAGGCTGTGCCCATCATCATCTTCGCTTTGGATGCACCTTCGATGGCTTCGGTCTGTGCTTTCGTCCATGAGATACCAAACTTCTCTGATTCCTGAACCATGTCTTCGATGCCGTGGGCACCCTTTGAGAACATAGTCACTAATTGCGTAGCACGCATTGCTGATTGACCCGAACTACCAGCGCCACTGCCACCCAACAAACCAGACAAAGCAGCCAAGCGTCTCTCGTAAGGTAGGTTCTTCAGGGCTTCGGCAACTGCTTTCAACCTGCCCTCTGAGTCCTGTGGTAACAGATTTTTGAACCCAATGCCTAATGCTCGGATCTTGTCCTGAGCAGTTACGCTTCCTGATGCAGCTCGACTGATCTGAGTGTTGATGGCAATGAGTGCTCGTTCGATGATAGTACTCGATACCTTTGCCTCCTTAGCACCGTGGTGCATAGCTACGAGGAACTTGGGTGCGATATCCAGTTGCTTGGCCCGCTTGATGACCTGGTCCATCTTGGGCAGCATCTGATTGAACTCATGGATGATTTTGCGGCTGTATGATACTATCTGGTCGAACATATACAGCTTGGCTGCACGTTCCATCCACTTGAGTGAGTTCTGAAGTTTGATGCCTGCCTTTTCAAACTTCACCGTACTCTTCTCAGCTTGCTCGAGCGTTCTTGTATAAGAAACGTCGATGCCTTCGAGACGGGCCCTAATTACGTCATCATTTGTCATCTTGTTTTGGTGGTGTGTAACCCACCCCTAGGAACCAAGCAAACTTAGATTTGGCCATCCGATCAGCTGTACTACCTGAGACTTTCTTCGTGAACTTCTTATTCCCATCGAACTTGAGTAAGAAATCCTTGGTCTTGATGTCTTCAGTCCCCTTGGCATTGACTTTGACGATGTACTCCGCAATCTGAGCCAGATACCAGTAGATGGGTTCTACGTTTTCAAACTTCTTGTCTACCTGCTGCTCACGCCAAACAATCCAATCCCAAAACTCCGTCGGGCTGATACATCTCTTTGCCTCGCGGACCGACTTACCAATCTGTGCAGCTATGTCATACCACACAGAGTAGTAGCGGTCCTTCATTCGTTTTTTGCGTCTTCCTTCGCTTCCTTATGATCCTCGTTCAAACGTTCACAGTCTTCGTAAAGACCCGATGCTACTGGTGAGGGATACTTCCGGATTGTATCGATGGAGACTAGCTTCTTATCGGCAGCTACGTGAAGCATCAACGAGATCAGATATGCCTCGAGATCTTTGTAGTCGAGTATCTCGGTGCGAGTGAGTGGTACACCTTCATCGTTGGTTATACCAGTGTCAACTCGTTGGAACTTGCCCTTCTGAAATTCAAGGTAACGTTCCTTGTCTTCCACGCATAGCTGTTCCAGGTAGTGGTCTCGTACCACACCGTCTGCCCCTTTCAAACGGACAGGCATCGTCTTCAGTTGGCAATCATATTCTTTGGCATCGGACATTGTCTTCTCCTCAATCGTCAATGATTTCTTTCAGAACACGACCAATCTTACGCCAGACCTTGTGTGTCTTCTTCGCAGCTTGCTTAAGCCCCGATTTCTTAACACGCAAGTACTTCTTTGTGAATCGCTTTCCATAGCGCCGCATGAACCGAGTAGCCCTCTTGGCAATACGTTTCGAGAAATTGGAAACGCCTACTCCGGTTCTCTTACTAATTTTAGATGCTCTACTGCTCACTCCTTTCCAATACTTTGACCGTTTGGTTGCGTCCTGGACTTCTTTTCTGATGAACTTGTGGATATCACGCTTGTAGCGCCGCACAGCCTCTTCTAAGAATTTGGCTTGTGTCGGTGGTTCGTGAAATACCTCAAGATTCTCATGAACGAAAATAGCATATGGTGTGTCATACACCACCCAAGCTCTGGTATTCAAACCCTTGCCTTGGATTACAATCGTCCCACTTTCTTTCAGTCGCCCAGTATCAACCGGACAAAGTTTGTTACTTTCCTCCAATAGGATCTCAGCAGCTTCGGGTACAGCACGTTCGACTGCTGCAGCTGCTGCTTCCCTATGGTTTTTCAAATGTCTGATTGCCTGTTGGGCACCAAACATTGTAAAAACTTGACTCACTATGCAGGTGCTCCATACACCGGATCTTGCTCCGCCGGTGGCGAGGCATTATCGTGGTTCGACGGATGCACAACAATTTCCGCAACAGGCTGGTCACCTTCACGCGATGAACCAGGACGGAACGAGTTGAGCCATCCCCAAAACTTCAACGTTGAGCCATCTGCGAACGTCACAGTGATCTCATTGTTGACATTGACCAAACCAAACACGCTACCAGTCGACGGGTTGAGTACCAACGGATCGTACGCCACTGTTGCGGACATATCGGTCAATGTCTTCAATTTCTTGGGAGACATTGACCGCCATTTCAAATTCCGCATAGTGGTAACATCATTGGGCCCACCACCGTCGATACCTGGAGGCGTTACCTCCTTCTCGTAGAATTCAACACTGGAATCTGCCGAGAAGGAAATCTTTGTAGAATGTCCATCATCAAGCCTTGGCATCTTTCATCATGTCTTTCCCTTCTCCTAGGATTGAACTAACTTCTGAATGGTTGTTCTGAAGTTCACAGTAAACTCAGAACGATTAGCTGCATCAGGTCCCAAATATGACTCCCTGCTTAAAGGAGTTATCGCATTGATTCGGTATTGTCTTGGTGGTGAATTGGGGTCACCTGACTCTACCGCTACGATAGCATCATGGATTGTGAGTAGTGCATCTTTAAGTGAGTGTACCTTTCTCAGGGCATCCATATAGTTCTTACCGCGAACTCGTACCTGCACATCTCCGTGCTCAATCGATACCCGTCCACGGGACGTCATGATGCAACCTTCGGTTTCTCCACCACTGTCATAAAGCACTACGAATCTGTCGGGCTTGTCTTGTATTGCACCAACACCAGCCGGCCAAACTACGTCCCCTGATTGTGCATCTGCAAGGTTTATGGTGTCGGGATCACTAACGAGGTTTTGAGTTAGTAGCCAGCTGCACAAAACCAATGCCGGTGACTCAACGCTTTCTTCTGCTGGTCTTAGACCAGACTCTGAATTGTCAACTTTGTGAATGTGGTATGTGTCTGTATCATCAATAACTCTGATCCAATACTCGAAACCTAAGCCATCTGGATCGTCAAACTCATACTCATAGACACCATCACCTACGGCTACCATTGCTATACCAGCTTCGACCATCGTAGTAAGTGTACCACGTTGGCGAACGCCATAGGTATTTGTCTTGTCCGAGAGTATGACCGAGGTCGGTGCTACGTCGGACTGCCAGCCTAATCGTATTACCGACATTAGGAAATCTCAATTGTGATCTCTCGAGACCCACCGCCACCAGATGAAGTTAACCTAAATGGCACTCCTACTATGTTCCCCGCAGCATCATCCCACACTACAATTCCTTCGGTCAGCGCGTCATCTATCGTGATCTTTGCACCATAGATAGACATACCTGTTCCCGCTTGGACTTCAACCACGCCAGCAGTGACTCTTGTCCCTACTATAGCAAAGTCTGAGTCATACACTGTATAACCAACAGTGCCTTCTCCGTTGACAATTGCTAGACGTGCTGAACTGCAAAGTGTTGCCATTATCGTTACTGCGAAATTGCAGCACCCTCAATTGTGTCCAAATGTTTGTCGATTGAACCGGCTGCTGGAGCTCCTGCGGTTGGTGCAAGTTTGGATGAGTCTCGGATGAACTGAGGTGTGATTAAATCAATACTGCCTTGCAGAGTGGTTACACTCGCCTGACTCGCCTTCGTATCAACTGCAGTACGAATAGCAGCGTTACCATTAGTTCCATGACTGACAATTGCATAGGAGTCTCCTGTCTGTGCTGTACCGAAACCTGTTGCCTCGGTACCTGATGCAATGGCACTTGATGCAATTTCACTTGCACCGATTGCATCTGCTGCGATCTTCGCTGCAGTTATTGCATCTGTTGCTATAGAGCCTGCGTCAATCGTATCATCTGCGAGTTCACTTGCACCGATGGCATTAGCCGCAATTGCGGCTGCATCAATAGCACCTGCTCCAAATGAACCCGCGGTGATACCACCACTTCCAACCGAACCAACCGA